GACCTCCGCCCTCACCTACCCCCGGCGCTCCGGAAGCTTACTGACGACAGGTTGCTGGTGCTGGTGAACTGGTCGGTCATCGCCGCGTTCGAGGCCGCGGTCCGCAAAGCAACGCGATGACGCACCGGGTACGCGATTGCCGAATCGGAGGCGTGACGCCGGCGGTACCGGCCTGATGGGGCGCCATGCGAAGACGCGCGCGCTGCTCGAAGCCGCCGTCGAGGTCGTGACCGAGAGCGAGTCGGCGATGACGGTGCGGCAGGTGTACTACCAGCTCGTTTCCCGACAAGTCATACAAAACAACCGCAGCCAGTACCAGGCGGTATCCAACCTGCTCGTCCAGGCCCGCAAGGACGGCACGATCCCGTGGGAGTGGATCGAAGACCGTCTCCGCCGCCCGCGCGGCGTCTCGATGTGGGACGGCCTTCCGGACTTCGCAGACGCTGCGCAGTCCGCCTACCGTCGCGACGTCTGGGCGACCCAACCGCACTACCTGGAGGTCTGGCTGGAGAAGGACGCACTCTCCGGGATCTTCGAAGACGTGGTGCATGCCTACGGTGTGACGCTGAACGTCGGGCGAGGCTACGACGGCTGGGACTCCATCCACAACGCGGCTTTCCGTTTCGACGACGGCGACGGTGCGACCATCCTTTACTTTGGCGACTTCGACCCGTCCGGTGAGGACATGGTGCGCTCGCTCCAGGAGCGTCTCGAACACTTCGGGTGCCGACCCGCCGTGGTCAAGTGCGCGCTGACCTTCGACGACGTCCAGCGCTACCACCTGCCGCCCGACTTCACCAAGTCGACGGACTCCCGGCGCGCCGCGTTCGTCGCGAAGTACGGCGACGTGTCCGTGGAACTCGATGCCCTCCCCGCAGACGTGCTGCGCGCCCGGCTCGTCGAAGAGGTCGAGGCGCGTGTGGACCTCGACGCGCTCGACGAGGTGCGTGCGACTGAGGCACGGGAGCGTGAGCAGCTGGTGGCGGCACTGGCCGGACTCGGTGGAAGACCATGACCCTGCCACCGCCCGACCCGCAACAAGGCGCCGGCTCGGACACCGAGCCCAGATGCTGGCGGTGCAACAAGAAGCTGGCCGAGCTGGTGTCGCGCCCGTGGATCATCGTCTGCGTTCGGTGCAAAGCGCGGAACCAGGCCGCTAGAGTAGAATGAATGAAGGACGACGTGGCCTTCGTGCCCACTGCTTCGTGCCCGGCGTGGCCCCCAAGACAAGGGGGCCTTTCTGTTGCCGTACGCACCGCCGCATCCATGCGCCGAGCCTCGCTGCCACGCGCTCGTCCACGGCCCGCGCTGCCCAGCGCACACGCGCAAACCCTTCGCCCGAACCTACGCACACGCCGGCGGCCGCGCGTGGCAGCGGACACGTGCGCGCATCTTCGCGCGTGACGGCCACCGGTGCCGCTACTGCGGCGGCCCCGCCGAAGTCGTCGACCACATCGTCAACCGCGCACGCGGCGGCGGCGACCACGACGGCAACCTGGCCGCGTGCTGCCGGCCGTGCAACGAGGCCAAGCGCCGCCAGGAGGCGAGGAGGGGGTCGAATAATTCAGGCTCGCGAGGAACGGAAGCCGCTGCGGTGGTGCCACGCGCGCGTTGCCTAATTGGGTAAGGGGGGGTGGGCATGCCGAGACGGGGACGCAAACCGCTGCCGACGAAGCTGAAGCTGGTCCGGGGGACGCTGCGAGGCGACCGCCGCAACCCGCGCGAGGCGGCGCTGAGTCCCGCTCGTCCGACGTGTCCGCGCGAGCTGTCGCCGGCCGCCAAACGGGAGTGGCGGCGCGTGGCGGCGGAGCTGGCGGTCGCGGGCCTCCTGACGCGCGTCGACCGGGCGGGGTTGGCGGCCTACTGCGCCGCCTGGTCGCGCTGGATCGAAGCCGAAGAGGCGCTGCGCAGGTACGGGACGATCATCAAGTCGCAGTCGGGATACCCGATGGTCTCGCCCTACTTCTCCGTCGCGTCGAAGTCGCTCGAGCAGATGCGCCTGCTGCTGGGTGAGTTTGGCATGACGCCGAGCAGCCGCAGCCGCGTCAACGCCGATCCGGTCGAGCGGGGAGGGGAGAGCAAGTGGGCCGGGCTGCTGTGAGAGAGGAGGCTCCGAGCACCGAGCGGGCCCTGCGCTTCATCAACAACCTCACCCATACCAAGGGGGAGTGGGCGGAGCAGCCCTTCGCGCTGCGGCCCTGGCAGGAGGCGATCCTGGGGCCGCTCTTCGGCACGCTCGGGCCCGACGGCCGCCGCCGCTACCGGACCTGCTACGTGGAGATCCCGCGCAAGAACGGCAAGACCGAACTCGCCGCCGCGGTGGCGCTCTACATGCTGTTGGGCGACGGCGAACAGGGCGCGGAGGTCTACAGCGCCGCCGTCGACCGCGAGCAGGCGAGCCTCGTCTTCAACGTCGCCGCGCAGATGGTCCGCAACGACCCGGAGCTGAGCGCCGAGTGCGAGGTCATCGACAGCCGGCGCCGCATCTACCACCCGCGCTCGAACAGCTTCTACGTGGCGATCCCGGCCGAGGCGCCGGGCCGCCACGGCTACAACGCCTCGGCCGTCATCTACGACGAGCTGCACGCCGCGCCGAACCGCGACCTCTACGACGTGCTCGCCACCTCGACGGGGGCGAGGAGGCAGCCGCTCGTCTTCGTCATCACCACGGCGGGCTGGGACCGCAACTCGATCTGCTGGGAGCTGCACGATTACGCGACCAAGGTGCGGGAGGGCATCATCGCCGACGAGACGTTCCTGCCCGTACTGTACGGGGCGCCGGAGGAGGCCGACTGGCTCGACGAGAAGGTCTGGCGGGCCTGCAACCCCGCGCTCGGCGACTTCCGCAGCCTGGACGAGATGCAGACCGCCGCCCTGCGGGCGAAGGAGGTGCCGGGCCAGCAGAACGTCTTCCGTCGCCTCTACCTCTGCCAATGGACGCAACAGGCGGACCGCTGGATCGACATGGCGGTCTGGGACGAGAGCGACGCCGGGGCGAGCGCGGGATCATTGCGGGGCCGCGCCTGCTACGCCGGGCTGGACCTCTCGACGACGCAGGACGTCACCGCGCTGGAGCTGTTCTTCCCCGACGAGGACGGAGGCGGCGATGTGCTCTCGTACTTCTGGCTGCCCGAGGAGACGCTGCATCTTCGGGCGCGCCGAGACCGTGTGCCGTACGACGTCTGGGCGCGTGAGGAGTTGATTCGAGTCACCGAGGGGAACGTCGTCGACTACGACCAGATCCGCGCCGACATTAACGCACTCGGCAAGGCGTACGAGATCCGGGAGATCGCCATCGATCGCTGGAATTCCACGCAGCTCCAGACGCAGCTGACGGGCGACGGCTTCACGGTCGTTCCGTTCGGGCAGGGCTTCGCCTCGATGACGGCGCCGACCAAGGAGCTGGAGCGGCTTGTGCTGGAGCGGAAGCTGCGGCACGCCGGGCACCCGGTGCTGCGCTGGATGGCGAGCAACGTGGCGGTGCGGCAGGACCCGGCGGGCAACCTGAAGATCGACAAGGCGAAATCGACGGAGCGGGTGGACGGGATGGTGGCGCTGGCGATGGCGGTGGGGCGGGCAATGGTCGCGGACGACGGTGACTACGCCGGCGTGTTTATCGTGGAGAGTTGGTGCGGATGAAGGTGGCAACGCTGGAGATCGAGCAGGTCCGGATCGACGAACTGCGACCAGACCCGGCGAACCCGCGCCGGATCGGCGACGTCGAGCTGGAGGCACTGACGAGGAGCATGCGGGAATGGGGCTTCGTGCAGCCGGTGCTGGCCCGGCGGGAGGATCGCGTCGTGATCGGCGGCCACCAGCGGCTGCTCGCCGCGCGCAAGCTGGGGCTGAAGACCGTCCCCGTGATCTACGTCGACCTGAGCGTGGAGCAGTCGCGTCTTCTCAATGTCGCCCTCAACAAGATCAGCGGCGAGTGGGACGAGGAGCTGCTGGCCCGAATGCTGGCCGAGCTCAAGCCGCTCGAAGAGATCGACCTGATGCTGACCGGGTTCACCGAGGAAGAGCTGGGGAAGCTCTTGGGAAGC